GGGGTCCCGAAATGATGGACCTGATCCGCCGGGAACCGGTCATGTTCACCAGCGCCTTGAAAGCGATCCTCGTCTGCGCCGTGGCGTTCGGCCTGCCGATCTCCGACGGCCAGGCGACCGCCCTCGTCGGGGTTGCCGGTGCGATCCTCGCTCTCGGGGCCGCCGCCCGCCAGGCCGTCACACCCATAGCGAAGAAAGGGGGTCCCCGTGGCGTTGCGTGACCGGTTCAAGACGATGGGCATGTTTCCCGACGTGAATGCCCTCAGGGACATGTTCGACCAGAAGTTTGAGCAGCTCCTCGACGAGCTGCGGGCCATCCGGGGCGTCCTCGAACAGATCAGGGATAAGCCGTGAGGCGCCAGAAGGGGCAGGCGCTCCTCGTCTTCGTGTTCATCGTCCTCGGCCTGGCCCTCATCGGCCTATTCGCTGTGTGCACCCCGGGAGAAGACGATCACAGCCTCGGCCGGGTCGAGCTCGTCTCCCACCACCGATGCAACCCCGATTACGACGACTGCGACCGGGACGGCGGCAAGCAGACGTGTTTCATGGCCTGCTACATCGTGATTCCCAACCCGATGCCGGGCGGTGACCAGCGTCCACCGCCAGACGAACAGCCGCAGTCGCTGTTCCCCCCGACACCGGAGAAAATCATCGGCGGGATCCAGACCATGGGTGACGCCGGCATCAAACTCGGATCGACGATCGCTCAGCTCACAATCGACTTCGTCGTCACAACAATGAAATTCATCGTGTAGAGATGACCCGGCACCACTCCGGGTCATGAACCCCGGCGATCCGCTGAGTGGCCAGGCAGTCGGCGTAGGCCTTCTCGTCGAGCCCGCTCTTCACGGTGCTCGTCGTTGTCGAGCTCGGCGCCGGCGCCGCAGTGGTGGTGGTTGTGGTGCTCGCCGCTGATGGCCCGGCGCTCGCCGACCCGCAGGCACCGCCGGCGACGACAGCGAGGGACAGAAGGGCGGGAAGAAGTCTCATGGTCTCCCTCATCGGCCGTCGGGGGCGGTACCTTGAGGGTGGGGAACCGGCCGCCAGCCACTCGACTAGGCATCTTGGGCTGGCGGCTGGTTCCTTGAATCGGCACCGTCACGGAGGCATGATGGGCCCATGCCTAGTCACACGGCCTCTGCCGTCCCCATGCTTGTTTACATAATCCTTACAAAGCCCGGATTATGGGCGCCGCATAGTGAACGGACCGCACTTAGCGTAAGAAGCGGTCCTCACTTGTGCACCAGCCCAGAGGGACTACCGGCTCCCCCTGCTGTCTCCCCCGAACGGGGTAGGCCGTGATGCGGGAACCGTTCGAAACACTTCTGGGGCAATACCGGGACCACCCGCTGATGGGCCGGTTCCTCGACGGGTACGACCCGGACTTCGTCGGGATGGCCGCCTCAGAGGTCCCGCTCATGATCAGCTCCAGCGAGCTGGTTATGTGGAACATCGCCCTGGCGTTCCACAACGGCGACCGGGCCGCCCGCTTCGCCGACCTCCACGGCCTCGACTACGACAACCGGGTCCGGGTCGCCGACGCCGTCAACATCGCCGCCGGCATGGTCGCATGACCGGCTACTGGAAACGGTGGCCGGTCACCGTGTCGTGGGCCGAACCGTGCGAAGTCGTCGGCACCGTCACCGCCCTCGGCGACCTCAAGGACAAATTCCCCCAGCTCCTCGTCCGCACCCCCGAAGGGCTCGTCCTCACCGTCAACGTCGTCCAGGCCCGCCTCCACGAGCTCCTCGCCCGTGCCGAACCGCAACCGGGCGACAAGATCCGCATCCGCTACATCGGCGAAGCAGACAAAGCGGCTCCCGGAATGAACCCCACGAAACTGTTCGCCGTTGAGGTATGGCCGCAAAATGCGCAGACAGAAAATAAGTCAAATGCCTGACCGAAAACGTCCCGATTTGTGCGGCTGCGCAAGCCTGTGGATAACTGGGGAAANNAACCCTGTGGATAAGCCAGTTTCGGACGAGCAAGTTTCTCCCCCCCATGCCCCCCCTCTTCAAGAAAAAGATCTTTCTTTTATGCGCCTGATGATCGATTCGCTCGCCGACGGCCTCGACCTGGCCATGGCCCGCATCGAGGCGCTTGAACGCCAAATCGACCGATTCGTCTCCATCATCGACAGGCCTTTGTCGTTGAGCGAATCGATTCAACAGCTCCGGATACTCCGAGAGCAGATGGGGGGTCAGCGATGACAACCACATGGGCAGCCATCCGGTCCGAGTACGACGGGCTGGAAACCGGGTTCAGGGAGCGGGTCGTTCGGCTCTTCGAGAAGTACGAAGGTCAGGCGACGGACGAGATAGTCCGAGGAAAGACCGTGATGGTTACGGTCGCCTCGTTTGCCAAGCACATGGGGATCGGCAGGCAGACCTTCGGCAGGTGGGTGTCACAATATGGGACGCCCAAACCCGACTCCTGCGTGAACGACAACGTTCCGCCCCGGGAAGGGTTCATCCGGAAAGCCCAGGCCATCATTGAAGAGGCCGAGCCCTACCTTCCCTACCTGAGCGCTGACACCTTCGAGCTCATTGAAGCCGACATCAAGGACCTCGAAAAAGTGCTCCGCCGGGTCCGTGCCCAGATGGCAGCCATCCGGGAGGCACGAGTCTGATGGGCCGGGCGTACACGTACGTCTCGCTTCCCTGGTGTGTGCTCCCGAAGGACGTTCCCATCGTCGACGCCATTGAGCCCCTGGTCCTCGACATCCGGCCGCTCGATACCCGGTACGCCCAATCCCGGAATCCCGAAGCGTGCGCTGTAGCCCGGGCCGTTCTGCGGACTGTTCCCGGTGTCATCGGCGTGAAGATCGGTGCCGAGACGGCCCTTGTCCACTTCGGCGACCGGGTAGTCCGGTACTTCATCAGCACTGAGACCCGCAACATGGTCAAGGCATACGACAAGGCCGACTTCTTCCCAAGTGGCGTCACGGCAAGGCTCCTCCCCCCGCCGCCGAGTCGGCAGCTCGGAGCCCGCATCGGGGAGAAGAAGGGCGGTAAGCACACAGGGAACGGAAAGCCCGACATCCGTTCCCCCAAGACGCCGTGGCTCCGGCACGTGGACCAGGCATCAGTACCCGCATCGTGAAAGCGCTCCGCCCGTGCCTCGACTGCTCGGCCCGCACACGCCGCACACGCTGTCCACGCTGCGAAGCCGAGTGGAACCGGGCCCGCAACGCACGCCGCACCCAGTACGCCGGCACATGGCGGGCAACATCCAAAGCCGCAAGGAGGGCGCAGCCATGGTGCTCGATCTGCGGGACCACCCGGGACCTCACGCTCGACCACGAACACCGCCAGGTCGAATGCCGCTCATGCAACAGCGCACACCGAAGGAACGCCTCATGAGATGCCCGTGGCGCAGAGAACAGGTCCGGGCCGCCCACGGCACCCTCAGTCCCTACGGCCGCCAGTGCGAGCTCCAATTCGGACATCACGGGTCGCCGCCAACACCGCCCGCCTCGACGATGTCGTCACCGCCCAGGCCACACGCATCGCCGAGCTCGAACACTTCGCCGCCGACCACACCGCCGGCGCCATCGAACGGCAACGGGAAGTCGACCAGCTCCGGGCCGAACAAGCACGCCTCGAATGGCAAAACCGATACGGCAGGCGCAGATGAACCCTGGCCTCTGGCTCATCATCGGCATAGTCCTCGGCTGGCTCCTCTGCCGAGCGGGGGTGGGCTGAACCGTGGACCAGCCCACCCCCGCCGCACAGACCGCCGAGAGTGTCGCTGACGGCTACACGCTCAACACGATCCACGGCTACGCCGACCACGTCATCTCGATGGTGTCGGACATGCTCGAAGCCAGGCCCTCGGACTACAAAGCCCCGCTCGACATGCTGTGGTACGCCATCCGCCAGATCGCCCACGGGCTGGAGCAGATTAAGCGAGAACGAGACTTCCTCGTGGGCCTGGGGCCGCACGTCAAGGACCTCAGACAGCTCGACCTCAGACGGGACCAGTGCGAGGAGTGCGGCACCTACGCCCCGCACGGTTGTCCCTACGGTCACGGCACACATTCCGACGGTCGGGAAGGTGTGGACACGCCGTCCATACCTTCGACCGAGGACGGTGCGCGAAAAACTTCGCCAGAATTCGAGCCGTTCACACCGCAGCCCTCGATTTTGCGCTCTCAGTCGCCGGGCACGACGTAGCGTGGCGCTGGCGGCTGGGCCGAAATCTCGGAGCGTCCGGCCGCTCCCGCCACCGCTCCCGGTGGTGCGGTGGCTCGAGCTCGTCACGGGCGAGGCGGTGTACCCGTGGCAGGCGGAAGTCCTTGAGGACCTGGCCGGCGACGAGCGGCCACGGGTGGCGTACGTGCAGGTCGGTCGGAAGAACGGCAAGACCCGCCTGGCGGCGCTGCTGGCGCTGGCCGAGGCGTGCTTGAAGGACCGCCGGCACATCTACGCCGTGTCCGATTCGGAGCGGAATCTGAATTCGACGCTGATCCGGGAGATCCGGGATCTGGTGGGACGGTCGGAGTACCTGCGGGATTCGATCCACGTGTTCAAGTCCCATTTGGAGGTGCCGCAGACGGGGTCGTTCATCGAGACCCGCCCGAACAACTTCCGGGCTTCGCAGGGGATCAACCCGCACCTGGTCCTGTTCGACGAGGTGCATCTGCAGAAGGGTCCCGAGACGTGGTCTGGTATGCAGATGGCGGGGGCGGCCCGCCCGGACGCTCTCCTGTTGGGGATCACAACGCCGGGGTATGACCTGTCTTCGCTGGCCCACGGCCTGTACGAGCAGATCCGGAGCGGCACCCCGGGTCTGTATGGCCGTATTTTCGAGGCTGATCCGGCGGCCGACATCGATGACGAGGAGGCGTGGGCCAGCGCCAACCCGTGTATCGACCGGCCCGGGTTCATCGAGGGCCTCCGTTTCGACCGGTCGATTCTTCCGGAGCATGAGTTCCGGCGGTATCGGCTGGGCCAGTGGACGGCGACGGACCAGGCGTGGCTGCCGTACGGGGCGTGGGCGGCGTGCGGTGCGGCCGGCCGCCCGGCTCCCCCGCCGGGTACCAGGGTGTGGCTGGGGTTCGACGGGTCGTATTCGGGTGACTCGACGGCGCTGGTGGGGGTCACGGACGATCTGCACGTGTTCGTGGTGGGCTGCTGGGAGAATCCGGGGCGGGCCGGGTGGCGGGTCCCCCGGGCCCGGGTCCTCGAAACGGTGGCCGAGGCGTTTGACACGTGGCAGGTCGTTGAGCTCCTCTGTGACCCGCCCTATTGGGAGGCGCAGATCGCCGAGTGGGAGGCGACCTGGCCGGGACGGGTGTCGACGTTCCCGACGTATTCCCGGGCCCGGATGGCGCCGGCCTGCACGGCCTTCTATGCGGCGGTGATGGAACGGCAGCTGTCCCACGACGGCGACGAGCGCCTGGCCCGCCACGTCTCCAACGCCGTCGTGAAGACGAGCCCGCTCGGGGACTACATCACGAAAGCCGACAAGGACTCGCCGGCGAAGATCGACCTGGCGGTGGCCGCCGTGATCGCCCACCATGCGGCGGCAACTGACCGGCGGCCGGCGAGGAGCCCGGTATTCGTCGTCTAGTGCTATTGCATTTGATTGCAATAGCGACTACAGGCGTGTAATTATCCGGGTATCGGTTTCTGGCGCAACTGGCTGCTCGGCCCAGAAGAGGCCGAGGTCCGGGCCTATTCGGGCCCGTCGTTTTCTATTGGCGACCCTGCGCTAGCCGAGTTTTTCGGGATGGCCGGCTCGTCGATCGCCGGGGTGCCGGTCAACGAAACGACAGCCGTCGGCCTCACCGCCGTGTACCGGGCGGTGTCGATCATTTCGGGGACGATCGCCGGCCTTCCGCTCCGGTCGTTCCGCACGCTGCCGGACGGGACGAGGCAGCAGGTCGACACGTTCCTCGACCAGCCGTCCGGGCCGGGGGGCCCGTACACGCAGTTCGAATGGCTCGAACTGCTGATGGTCCACCTCCTCCTCCACGGAAATGCGTTTCTGGCCCATCAGTACAACGGGGCGGGGGCGATCGTCGGCCTGCTGCCCCTGTTGCCGTCGGCGGTGACGGTCCGGCCGATCCAGACCGCCGAGGAGCTCGCCGCCTACGGCGGGCCCAACGGGTCATACCGCAAGTGGTTCGAGATCCAGCTGGCCGACGGGTCCCGCCGGGACCTGACCTGCGCCGACCTGACCCACATCCCTGCCCTCGGGGTGGACGGGGTGCGGGGCCTGTCGCCGATCGAGGCGCACCGCCAGGCGCTCGGCACGGGTATCGCCGGCGATCGGGCGGCCGCCCGCCTCTTCGGTTCCGGTCTTCTGCTCGGTGGGCTCGTATCGGGGGATGACGGCCTGTCCAGAGAAGACGCCGAGGAGGCCGTGGCCGCCCTCAAAGCGAAAATGACCGGCGCCGACCATGCCGGCGACATCGCCTTCATCAATGCGCAGTTGAAATTCACGCCATGGACGATCCCGCCGGCCGACGCCCAGTTCATCGAATCCCGCACCCACCAGATCAACGAGGTCGCAAGAATCTTCGGGGTTCCGAAAGTTTTGCTGGCCGAGGATGGCGCATCGACGTGGGGTACGGGTATCGCCGAGCTGAACCGGTGGTTCGCCCGGACGGCGCTGATGCCGTGGACTTCCCGCCTCGAACAGCGCCTATCGCAGCTCCTGACCCGCCCCACGTCATGCGAATTCGACTACAAGGGGCTGCTGCAGCCGGCCCCTGAAGTTGAGATCCCGCTGCTGATCGCCCAGAAAGAAGCCGGTCTGCTGTCCGGCGACGAGATCCGCCGCATGATGAACCTCCCGCCGCTCCCGGCCGCCCCGTCCCCTTCCGGCGACGATGGTGGCCCTACTCCGCCAGTGCTCCCAGCGGCGGCCGGGACGGCGGGACCGTGAACCGCCTCCACGCCGAACTGCGGGCCGCCGAAGTGGCCGGCAACACCCTGGCCGGTCATGCGGCCGTGTTCGGGCAGCTCGCCGAGATCCGGGGCGGCTACGAAGCGATCAGCCCGGCCGCTTTCGACGAGGTCCTCGCCCGGGACGACGACGTTGTGGCCCTCCGGGACCACGACCCGTCCCTCCTGCTCGGCCGCCGTTCGGCGGGGACGCTGCGCCTGGCGACCGACGCCGACGGCCTGGCCTTCGAAGTCGACCTGCCCGACACGTCCTACGCCCGGGATGTGCGGGAGCTCGTCGCCCGGGGCGACCTGCGAGGAGCGTCGTTCGGGTTCCTCCCCGGCAAAGACGAGCTCGGCCGGGCCCCCGACGGGAAACAGGTCCGGACCCACACGTCGATCCGCCGGCTCATCGACGTGTCAGTCGTCGGGATACCCGCCTACGACGGCACGAACGTCACGCTGCGGCACCTGACGTTCGGCCCGCCCACCCTCGACCGCCGCACCCAGCTCATTCTGGCCCGCCACCGGGCCCGCACATCTTCCGGAGGGACCCTGTGACAGCAGAAGAGATCCTGGCGGCCCTGCAAGGCATCATCGACGGCGCCAAAACCGACGATGGCGCCGAACGGCCCCTCACCGACGAGGAGGCGGCCCGCTACGAACAGCTCGAAGGGGAGCTGGTCAACATCCGGCGGGGAAAAGAGATCCGGTCCCGCCACGAGGCGTATCTCACCCCCGT